GAAGACTTCCCGTAGTCGTAAGTAGCCAGGAAGGATTATATCCCTCTTTTGCGTTAGAGATGTTGAGAGTTGGTGTCGGTGATCCAAGTTATCAAATTAAGACAGGCGAAGGTGTAGAATGGATACGTATACCAAATTATCCACTTATACATACGGACGCAAACGCAAGAGTATGGATTCAACAAAATGTTAAATTCTATAGACAAACTGCAGCAGAGTATATGGAAAATCCTATACCCGCTCCCTTTGTTATCTTTGGAGTAACTGCCGAAGGTGTAACCAATCCCGTGCCTACAGCACAAGGAGCCGTTTATCCTCATGAGATTCAAGCAAACGTACTTCATTCACTTATAGAAGGAAACAGCCCATCCATCCCGACATGGAGTGTAGCAGTAGAGCTGGGAGCCGCCCTTCTGGCTCTACTATTACTTTGGATTACAGCATCTCGTATATGGCTATCACTTCCAGTACTAGTGATAACTATTGGAGGCCTTATTTACTTTGCCCTGGAAATGTACAAATCTTCTTACTTGCTTGACGTTTCTGGAACTATTTTTATCGGGTTTTTATTCTGGAGCATTATAACTTTCAGGAATTTCATTACGCAGTTTTTGTTGAGATTGCAAATTAAACAACAATTCGGGACATACGTAAGCCCGGCTCTCGTTAAAAAATTACAGGAGGACCCAACATTACTGAGATTGGGTGGGGAGACTAAACGACTTACTTTTCTTTTTTCAGATATTCGAGGATTCACACCAATCTCAGAAAAATATCAATCAGACCCTCAAGGTTTGACCCGTTTAATCAATCGTTTTCTTGACAACCAAACAGAAATTATATTAAAACACGAAGGTACAATCGACAAATACATGGGTGATTGTATTATGGCTTTTTGGAACGCTCCATTAGACGTAGAAGAACAAGAGCGAAAAGCTACAGAGGCTGCTATTGAAATGAGAGTGGCTTTAGGAGAATTAAATGAAACACTTAGAGAAGAGGGCCTTGATCAAATTAACACAGGCGCTGGGATTAATACCGGGCCGTGCGTGGTTGGTAACTTTGGTAGTTCTACACGCTTTGATTATAGTGTGCTCGGCGACGCTGTTAATCTGGCTGCTAGGTTAGAATCTTCATGTAAGAACTACGATGCGGATTTAATCATATCGGAACACAGTTTAGTTGACGGTTTTGACTACGAGTTCCTTGATGAAGTCACGGTAAAAGGAAAGACCGAACCAGTTAAAATATATACCATCAGAAAATAATACTTGACTTTCTGGTCTGATTTTGGTATAATTATTGGAGAACAAAAAGTTCAAGAGATTTCAGGGGAATAATATGGATGTCAACGAGGTGGCCGCAGAACTTGCCAAGCATGAGGCTGTATGTGCCGAACGGTGGAAAACTATCTTCAATAAGATAACAGACATGGAGAAAGGTGCGGATGGAAGATTCACCAGTATGGACAATCAAGTCTCAAGAATAGAAACAATACTTATTAGCGTATCTGGAACTTTAATAGTTGCTGGAGCTGGTATAATATGGACTATGTTTTCAATGCATAGCTAGGAAAAATATGAAAAAAGATTACACAACAAAAGACATAACTGCTTCAAGCACAAGCTCTATAGAAGAAGCTTTACACAAAGCAGTAAAACAAATAGAAGTAGGAGAGATAACAACTGAACCTACAAAAGAACTTTCAAGCAGAGTTAAAGTTCTACTTGCAAAAAAGAAGAACTTACAAAGAAGAAATAGACAACACATACCTAAAAAGTTGAGATGAAGAAGACGCCAGAGGAACGAATGGCGATTTGTAAGAAGTGCCCACACTTAAAAAAATGGAAAGTTTGCGAAATATGTAAATGTTTTATGCCCCTCAAAACAAAGATTAGATGGGCAGAGTGTCCTTTGGAAGACCCCAAATGGACATAAGGAGAGAGACATGCCATACCATAAAAAGAAGAAGAAAAAGAAAGGCGGAAAGAAGAAGAAATAATGGCTGTTCGTAGAAGAAGAAAAGCAGTCAAGAAAAAGCCCGTGCCTACAAACCCTAAGCTATATGCTAGGGTTAAAGCACAAGCTAAAAGAAAGTTTAAAGTATACCCATCAGCTTATGCAAATGGATGGTTAGTAAAAACATACAAAGCCAAAGGCGGAAAATACCGTATGGGAAAAAGAAAATGATTAAAGCAAAGTTATTAAAAAATGGAAAATTTGTAATAGAAAAAGGGGGTCATACTGATGCCGCCTCTGCAATAACAAGTTGCAAAGTTATAATTAATCATTGTCAGATGATTCTAGACGGATTAGAAGGAAAGGAAGAGATGTCGCTAGAAACATGGTGGACAAATAAAATAGCCGTATCTGAACATGAACTTGTTCAAGCAGCCAATTATTTAGTAAGTGGTGATGTAGAGCATGACCATGGCGAAACCTAAAGGCGGACTAAGTAAATGGTTTAAAGAAAAATGGGTAGATATTGGAAGACCTAAAAAGAAAGGCAGATATCAACCTTGTGGACGTAGTTCCGCAAAAACATCGAGGCGAGGTTACCCAAAGTGCGTACCTTTAGCCAGAGCAAAAACAATGAGTAAAGCACAAAAGAAGTCTGCAGTACGAAGAAAAAGAGCAAAAGCTCAAGGCGTCGGCGGCAAACCTACTAGAGTGAGGACTTATACAAAAAGAAGGAGAAAATAAATGGAGTGGCTAAAAACCAAATGGACTCAATTTATAAATATCATCACAGGAAAAGACAAGAACTGGGATGGTAGCGTTGACATCAAAGATAAAATGATGGCAGCGGAGCAGAAAGCAAAAAGCTAAAATACATTAGCTAAGTCGAATAGGACTAGCAATGCAAAACTTAAGTACGGAAATAGAGAAAACTTTGTCTCTTTCGGAGAGATTAAAGAAAGCTGTACTCGAACAATTAGTATGGGGACATACTGTAAGAACGTTAACAAAACTACCGAGAACCCCACAAAATGCGGTTCTCATTAATAGGCTAATAAGCCAAAGTACTCGTTAGAGTAGAAAGGAATATAAAAATGGCAAGACAAGGCGGATTTTTAAGCGGACCTAGTGTCCACTCAACCTCCAAGCTAAGAAAGCATGTATTGAAAAGAGGAGTAACTCGAGACATGAATGCAGCAGCAGGAACTTTTGTAAATACTAAGTCTCCGATGTCCACACCAGGTGGCTTCTATGGAGCAGCACCTAAAGCAGTAGGACCAAGATTTGGTAAAACAGTAAATCCTAAAAGGGCAAAGTTTGGAAAGAAAACACCTTCTAAACTATTAACGAGAAGGAGAAGAAGATAATATCTTTAAACAAATAAATAAACTTATGAAGTCAGGAAGACTTGATAAAGTAGTAAAGAAATTTGCTATAACAAAAAAACATGGCACTAACAAAAGCAGAAAAAGGAAGGCTCAAAAGAGCTGGGCTAACTAGACTTAATAAACCTAAAAGAACTCCCAAACACAGAACAAAGAAAGCTGTGGTAGGAGTTAGAGTTGGCGGAAAGGTGAAGATCATCCGCTTTGGTGCACAAGGCATGGGACATAACTATAGTCCCGAAGCTCGAAAGAGTTTCAAGGCAAGACACAGAAGAAATATTGCTAAAGGCAAAAGCTCAGCAGCCTACTGGGCGAATAAAGTGTTTTGGGCAGGCAAAGGTGGTTCTACAAAAAGACCACCTAAGTCTCAAAAATATGTACGAGGAATTAAAAGGAGAAAATAATGCAAGCGAACGGAACCAAACTTTGGTTAGATGAAGGTGCAGTACACGCTACAAAAATGCTACAGAATCTTATAACTGTAGAAGAAAAAAGAACATTATCGGTAGCTGAAGAGAAGCTTAAACAGATCACAGCTTCATATTGTTACTTATACGCTAAGATGTTAGAAATTGGAGAACTGGAATCCAATGATAACTATGAAGTCTTTCCAGATGAGATATTGCATTGATAGAAATTAGTCGTACAGATATAGTTAGTGATTATCTAATGGATTTAGAGCAAGAATCACGTTTCATAAAACTCCCAATCATGGAGTACTTAGAGCTATTAGGAATAGAACCTAACACATCTCAAACAGCAATCATCAATGCAATTAACAACCCAAAGTATCGTTTTATTACAGCGGCAGTTTCACGTCGTCAAGGAAAAACATACATATCTAATATTATAGGACAACTAGTTTGTCTAGTACCAAACAGTCATGTACTATTAATGTCCCCCAACTATTCACTATCGCAAATCTCATTTGATTTGCAAAGAAACTTAATTAAACATTTTGATTTAGAGGTATTAAGAGACAATGCAAAAGATAAAGTTATTGAACTATCTAACAACTCTACGATTCGTATGGGTTCCATTAACCAGGTGGACTCGGTCGTGGGTAGATCTTATGATCTCATCATATTCGACGAGGCCGCTCTCACAGATGGGAGGGATGCTTTCAATGTTGCGCTCAGGCCCACACTAGACAAAGAAAACTCCAAAGCAATTTTTATATCTACTCCAAGGGGTAGAAATAATTATTTTGCTGAGTTTTACTACAGAGGGCATAGCGATGAATTCCCAGAGTGGTGTAGTGTGAAAGCAACTTACCACGAAAATCCTCGTGTATCCGAGTCAGACATTATAGAAGCAAAGAAAACAATGTCAACTAATGAGTTTGCACAAGAATACATGGCAGACTTTAATGTTTACGAAGGTCAAGTATGGGCATTTAATCACGAAGAATGTATTGCAGACCTTTCACAAATCGACGTTAGTCAGATGGATGTTTTTGCAGGACTCGACGTAGGTTATAAAGACCCTACAGCTTTCTGCGTAATTGCCTATGACTGGGATAATAGAAAATACTATCTTATAGATGAGTACATGGAAGCAGAAAAAACAACAGAACAACACGCAGCTCAGATTCAAAAATTAATTCATAAATGGGATATTGATTATATTTATATTGATTCAGCAGCTCAACAAACAAGATACGACTTTGCACAAAATTATGATATCAGTACTATAAACGCCAAGAAATCTGTATTAGATGGAATCGGACATGTAGCTACTGTAGTTGATAACGATGAGATAATTGTTGATCAAACTTGCAAAGAAGCACTTATCTCATTGGACCAATACCAATGGGACCCTAACCCTAATTTATTAAAAGAGAAACCAAAACACAACATGGCATCCCATATGGCTGATGCTATGCGTTACGCGTTGTATACATTTGAAACTACAGCCACAACGTTCTAACAAGACCTACAAAAAACAGTTCTTGACATTTGCTGTGTGTTTTTGGTATAATTCTAATTAAGAGTAGAAATATGAATTTCAAAAGAGACTTAGTTAAATACGTACGAGACAAAGCAAAATCACAATATAAGAAATCAAGCGATTGTTATGTTTGTGGTAGCAGCGAACATTTAGATTTTCATCACTATCACGGGCTTACAGAACTACTAGAAACTTGGATAAAAAAGAAAAAATTAATTATTAAAAACGAACAAGAAATACTAGAGATTCGAGAAGCCTTTATTGATGAACACTATAAAGAACTTTACGAAGATACAGTAACACTCTGCCATAGTCACCATATGAAATTACATTCAATATATGGTAAAAGACCCAAATTGATACACGCAGAGAAACAAAAAAGATGGGTCGAGAAACAGAGAGACAAATATGGCATGGTATGATAGATTCTTAGGAAGAAATAGCGAGGAAAAACTTAATCCTTCGCAATATGTTATATCCCGAAATGAGGGAATGACCATTGACTCTCGTGAAGTAATCACTAATTATAGAAACGCTTACGAACAATTAGAAATTGTTAACAGAGCTGTAAACATGATCGTAGATGATGTAGCAGAGATTCCATTCTCAGTAGGAGAAAAGATAGTAGGTACTAATAATATTCTTAAGAATATAAGAAGGTCTAAAGTAGAGCTATTACTAAACGTAGAGCCAAATCCTTTTCAAGACGTAAGTTCTTTTAAAAGAAACTTAATTATTGACTTACTAATAGATGGAAATATCTTTATTTACTTTGATGGTGCTCACTTGTATCATTTACCAGCAGATAAAGTAACAATCTATAGTGATGATAGTACTTACATAGAAAAATTTACATATGACAACTCAATAGATTATAGTCCAAACGAAATTATCCATGTAAAAGAAAATAGTTTCAACTCCATATATAGAGGAGTACCAAGACTAAAACCTGCATACAGAACTATGCAACTACTTGCAAGTATGAGAAAC